ATCCACTTTTGGGTGGACTTACCAAGGTCTGGTAGGGATATCGTGAGAAACGATATCCCCTCATGTTCGAACCGCCTTTCGACCGTTTTAATGTCGAAAGTGGCGCTAGTGCAGCATAAGATGGCCAATTCCTCGGCCATCTTGATCCAGAGTGACATTAGGCTTTTCAAAGTCCCTCCTCATAGAGGTTAACTTTCCTTAGCTCAATGTAACTCGCCTCTAACGTCACTTTGCGGTTAGATACCGCAAAGCTAAGCCCTTACAAGGCTTATCTTCACGTTAGAGACCACAAGGAACGCTCACACGTGTCGGATGTCCAGGACGCGAATACGCACAAAGTCATGGCACAAAGCCAATACCTTGAGCAATAGCGTGCCCGTAGACATAGACGACCTGGAGGAGAAGAGCAACCACAAAAGCAATAGCTTTGTAGCTAAAGCGTATGTGGATAACAATTTCCCTCTGGTCGGCCACTTGATCCAACTCCGATGGTACCTTGACAGAGTAACCAAGTCCCTCGGGTACGTCAGCTGCGGCAACAGTGACGTCCTCCGGGACTTGGACTTTGAAAGGTACCAACGGTCCTTTACGACTCACCAGCCAGAAGCTTGGTGATGAGCGTATCGGAGGCTGCCGTAAACTGGGTTTTGAAACCAGTGTAGACAGCCAGCTGCTCTGCAGCCGTGTATCCCGCCGGCGGAACGTCAAAGACGATGTAACAAGACATCGAAACCTTGACGTTCGTCGTAGGGATAAACGGATCTGCAGTCAGCTTCGAGTGGTTGATCCGAAGCAGATGACGGCTACGCTTCCCACTATCGTGGGAAGCCGTGATCTGGATCAGTCCATCAGCACTCTGATAGACGGTCTCGTCTCCTTCCGTAGAAGTACGGGGGAGCGGGGTCGTCACAGCAGAGATTGTGACGGTCTGAGGATCAGCAAACGACATGAGCATCACTCCTAGGACTGAATTATGAGTTCAGCCCCATTGGCTGTACTCAGTGGAGCCATACGCTGCTTAGAACGCTCTCTTAATACCGAGAGCAGCAGCAATGGCCAATTGGCGTGGCGTCAACGTATTCCACGTGACGTCAAACCCAAATGGTGTTGCTTTCTGACGCCTTTTCGTTTCCACGGAAAAGGTTATCGGATTGCTATGATGGTGCCCATACGGTTGATACCGCGTAGGACCATCATGGTAGTACGTATCTTCTTGGAGCGTATGCTCCATGATATATCCGTACCACAACACCAAGCCGTCTTTAGACCAATCCGAGAGGTTAGTAATAACCGAACCCGCATTGGTAAACCAATCGACGGCCCACGTCCAAGGCGTCGCTGCCCAAACGGTAGCTGGGGTGATCTCAAGACCAGTAAGGTGCTTGAGAGCACCATTCGCCTGTGTCAGCTTGTCTCTACTATAGTAGTCGACAGGCAGATGATAGGTGAACGCTCCAGAAAACCAGGTTCTACGTGAGAACCTGGATCGTTTGTACAGCTTCGGCAAGGGCTTACTCGCATCGTACATCAGACCGGGATAGTATTCTCCACGATAGAGAACACCTTCCGATGGCCCGATAAGTACGGTGCTTTCAGTCTTCTCTACTGGGAACTCATAGCGTCGCCTAACCACTAACCCGGAATTATGCTCATAAGATCTTAAGATCTTTTCAGCATTAGCGACAGCGTAGCTTGCGCTACGAATGTCACCGATTAGTGGCAACCAGCCGAACTCATAATTGAGATACTCGTCTCCCGCAGCGTGTTGAAGCGCTTTGGCAGTACGAGCTTTCCAGGTGGCTGCACCAATTAACTTGGGCAGACCCTCTGTAAAGATCTCAAGAATGGACGCGGCTAGATCAGCGACATTATTGGTGGGTTTACACCTAGCAATAGCAGTTGTCCCGAGTGGAGTCAGATTTCTCTGGCTATACACAGGAAACATGTTATCGAGAGGTGTAACGGCAAGACAAGGCCCGTCATAGTACGTTCTGTACCATGTATTGGTATTGTCTTTCCCCTTTAGATCAAAGTTAATTGTGCCTTTGCTT